CAATCGAGGCAAATCACGGCACGAGCGCCGCAACCCGCCCCATTGTACCAGCTGCCGCCCGCTATCAACGCCGCCAGAGAATATGCGTAATACTGGTAAATGTTACCAACGTCGTAAGACTTCTCGCCTGTGTTCAATGGGCTTTTCTTGTCCCAGCCCCACGCTACGCTTGCGTGGTAGTCTGCATTTGTGGCGTGTTCCGCTCTTGTAATAAGCTCGTCCAGCCACTCCCAGACACGCCCCACGGCATCTACAACGCCCACGGAAGAAACGGCATTTACCACACTGCCTGTTACGCCCCTACCTGTGTTGCTGGTGGCGCTCCATGCGTTTGTATTTGCGTTATCCAGTCCGGCAGGGCTGCCAAAAGCATAAGCGCAAAATTCTGCATAGTTCGGCAGACGCTTACCGCTCTTTGCCAGACGTTCTACAAAGTTGTACCAGTTCATGCTTTCTGTACCCGTCATAGGTGCGCAGCCATACTCTGATTTCAAGCCCTTTGCCCCGTCGTCAGAATTAAGGTAAATATCTACCCATGTGCCGCCGCCTAAATATACCATACCCTCTGGGCTGCATTTCGGGCGGTGTCCCAGTGTCCATACAGAACGTGGTACAATGCCGTTGCTTACTGCACTTTCCCAGCCTGTGCCAAAAATAACACTGCTGCCATTAAGCGGCTGTAAATTGCTGTCCACCTTGCGGCAGCGTCCATAATGAAAGCCGCCGATTTTACGGCTGTTTGTAGCGTTCCAGCCTGTCGGGTATGTAGAGTTAAGGGAAATTACGTATTTCTCGTCTGCGCTGTCAATTCTGCTGTCGCAGATATATACGTAATAGTCCTTACCTACCGCAAAAGCGCTGCCTGCGTCCAGATTAGCAGCCGTAAGAATTGTATTTGCTGTCTTGAAAATTCCAGCGCCGCCCACGGCAATTACGCAACCCTCTACTACGGTCAGCTCATTTGCTCCGCTGGCGTAAATGTACTCATTGCTCGGTGCTACAATATCGCTGATTGTAGCCATTTTATTTACGTTCAAAAGCGCCCTTGCGTCGGTCTTTGTAACGTCGTCCACTAATAATCTACTCATACTGCTTTAATACTCCTTTCAGTGCTGCAATGTCGTCTGTTGTCATTCCTGCCACGGTGTCTGTGCGTTCCAGCGCAATTACCTTGCAGCCCGCTTTTACCGCTTTGGAAAGTGTAAGGGCTGTTCTGTCGTTTCCCGCCTCTCCTGCTGCCGCTGCCTCGTCGGTCTGGATATGTGTTACTCCCTGCACCGTGCCGGATACGTCGCCCGCTACAAATTTCATACCTACCGCTGCCTCGTCGCAGTAATATACCGTAACCGCCTTTTTCTCTTCCTCTACAGCTGCTACGCCGCACTCAATATAACGCTGGTTCTCTGCGCTCTCGATTTTCGCCAGCAAATCTGCTGCTGCCAGTTCTCCGCTTGCTACCATAGCAAGGCAGTTGTAATAATCCTCTTTTGTCTTTAATACTTTAGGAAATCCTTTCATGGTCTGCCGCCTTTCTAAAATGTATTTGCAAGATAGGAATTACCCACGTAAGTAGCCCCTAACACTGCCGTTTCTACTGTTCTTTCGTAATGCTGGCTCATGTATGCTGCACCCATGTAACACAATCCCAGTACAGCATCATGCTTATAGTCAATGCCCCAGCCGCTTTCTACTCTCTTAAGTCGCTCGTCCAGCGCTGCTATTGCCTCTTTGGTTTCTTTCGTGCCTGCCTCTGCCTGCTTTTTCACTTCCTGCATGGCTGCTGCCAGCTCTTCAATTTGCAGTTGCAGGCTGCCTGCTATGTCCTCGCCCAGCTTGTCCTTGATACTCTCAAACCATGTGTTAAATTCGTTTTCAGCGTCCGACTGGAATAGCTTAATTTTTGCCATAAATTCTGTATAGGCGCTTAAAAGTTCCTTGTCCCAGTTGTCAAGCGTGCTTTCAAAACTGCTGTATCTTTCGTTAAACTGGCTCTCATACTGCGCAAATAAGCCCTCTGTCTTGCTTACGTAGCTGTCATATACGCCCGCAATCTCTGTAAGGTACTTTTCCATACTCTGCTTATATGCGCTGAACTCGTCCAGCACGGCTGCGCTGTAGGTGTTGAAAAAGTCCGTAAACTGCTTTGTAAGCACGCTTGCGTCTATCTCTTCCACCGTTCCTGTTACAATGCCGCAGACTGCGCTATTAAACCGCTGGTCTGTGATGTTCTGCGTCTGTATCCTTGTTACGCCCTTGCCTACGTAAATATCTGCAAGCGCAAGCTCCCATATTTCCGTAGTGCGTGTTACTGCCGTTGCTGTCGGCTTTGCAGACGGTGTGCCTTTCAGCACCGCAATATACATATCTCTTTGCGGCAAATCCCAGCGAACTACTACCCTGTCCACCCTGTTAAGCGCTCCCTCTGCCGTATCCAGTGTTACGCTAAGCGTTGCAGGATTTCTAAAGGCGTAGCCGTTTATAAAGGCATAGCCTGCATTTACTCTTATTTCCATGCCGCTGTAAGCTACTACCTGTAGCCCGTCGCTCGGCTTTGGAAAAATGCCGTTTGCAATGAAAGTAGCAAAGTACCACGCCCAATCCTCGGCTTTATATACCCTGTCGTACTCTCCGTCTACTGCCACGGCATTAAACGGTAAGCTGTTTGCCATTTCTGCTACCTCACTTTCCTAATCTGGTCTACCAGCGTCGGCAGGCTGTCGCCAAAAGTCGCCTCTATGGTTTCCTCGCCTTTCTGGTATGTTTCTGTTACTTCTGTAATGCGTGCATCTATCTGTATGCCCCACTTAGTTTCTTTGCAAGTAATACGGTCGCCTAAATCAAAATCAGCCTTAAATTTTAAGTTTGAATTTGTATTTATGGTACTTACAAAATTTATGTTCTTGCCGTAGTTTTCCAACTCTGCGCCGCCTCTCGTTTTCAGCATTGCAATATAGGTATTCAGCGGTATTGTTACCTCTGTTTCCCCCTGCTGGTACTTTCTGGCAATGTCCGTAGCGTCGCAGAATACCTCTACTAAATCCAGCCCCGTTGCGCCCTCGCCGTCCACTGTGGTTACTGGCTGGCTGCCGTCGTCGTCAGCTGCTCCCTGCACATAAATAAAGTTGCCGCAGTTCTCTATACTGGCTGTGTATTCCTGCTCGTTGACATTATCAAAATCTCTTGAAAATATGCAGGGTGTGTTACCCTCGGTATTTGTGGCTGTAAGGTCATTGCCCTTATACAGATAAAAGCCAAACAGTCTCTCTCTTTCGTTAAGCAGAATGTCATAGCCCAGCTTTCCAGCCTGCGCCCTTGCCTTTACTTCCTGCCCCAGTTGTGCGTATACCTCGTTTGCATATTCAACCGCCACGCCGTCTATGGTTTCCTGCGCCAGAAATGTAAGCAATGGAAAACGCCGCTTTGTTCCTGCTGCGCTGCCGCAGTTGTTCTTTACCATAAGGTTTATAAGATACTGGTTTGTACCTGTCGCCACAATCTGCGGATAAATGCAGCGCTTATTAAGCCACCAGCTAAGCATATAGCCTTGTGCCTCTAACTGCTCTAAGCCGTTCTCGTCTTTGGTAATGTGTACGTAGGTTATCTGCGCTGCCCTGCGCCATACGCCGCCGTCGGCGGTCTTTACTTCCTTTTTTCCGTCGTGCTTGGTTATTAAGTTACCCTCTACCAGCAAACGGCTGTTATTGTCCGTAATCGGCGCAAGCAGGCTAAAAGTTCCTACGTCAAAATACTTTGTATGCCATAGCAGGCTTGCCAGCTCGTCTATAGCTCCCAGCGGCTGTACTGTCTTGTCGAATACTCTAAGCTCCATACCGTCACACTCCTAAAAATTCCTTGCTGTAGAATATGGATACTTCCAGAGAATTTACGCCGCTGGCTGCATCATATCTAAACATATTGTCGCCTATGGCAAGCTGCATAAATGTACTGTCTACATCAATGTATCGGAAATAGTCGGTTTCTACGCCGTCCCTTATCAGCTTAGCGCCCTTGCTGCCGTACTTCGTGTTAATCTCTATCACGTCGCCCGTTTTCATAGTGGCGTTAATCTGTATAAATTCCTCGGTATCCACATTAAGCAGTATCGGGTTTGAAACTGTCCCCAGTGCTGTAAACCTTATCCTCATTCCTGTTGATACGTCGCCCTCGTTGTAGCAGTCCACTATTACGCTTTCCGCTCGGTATCCGTATATCATGCTCTTTGTGCTGTCCTTTTCGATAACGCAAGGGAAATGCCACGCAGCCACCCAGCTTGCTATATCCTCTTTTGTTTCTTCCTCTTCCCGCCAGAACGGGTTAAGGCACTCTATTTGTAAATCAAACTCATAAAGTACCTCTTTCTTTAGTATCTTAGGCTCTCCATACGCCCTGCAATCAATCACACGCTTAAAGCCGCCGTACTCATACACCAGCGTAGCGCTAAGCTCTGGGTTAAATATCTTAAGCATACGGCGGCGCAGTTCCAATGCCTGCGCCTTGTCCCGTGTGTTGATATGTCCCACTACGTCTATGTCCCTCGCCTCGATACGCTGCCCTACGTAGGTGTCGCCGTGCTGTCCCATACTGTTTGTGCTGTAAATGACGCTCGTAACGCCGGAAATGCCCTCTACGTCTTTACTTATATTGCAATGGTATACGCTGTCTACTCCCAGCTCTAACCGCTCGCCCCTTGAATTTATGTAAGTCAGTTTTTCATTTTCCATGTGTTACACCGTCCTTGCTATCATTCTGAACTGTCGGGCTGCCTCTTTCTGCTGTTTTGCATAGTCCGTGGTATTCGCATAAATATACTGATTGACAACTACGCCGCCTGCTGCACTGCCGCCGCCTCTCGGCTTTGGCTTTTTGTCGTCGTTATCATACTTAAATTCATTGCCTACATTTACCTTTGCGTCTACGTCAAACTCCTGCGGTACGCTGTCCTCAATCATTTTCTTAACGCCGCCGATTTCATTAGAAAAGCCAACGCCGATACCCTGCGCCAGATATACGCCGATTTCGTCACGCATCAGCTTAGACGGGCTGGCAATTCCAAATAAATCCTTAAGGAAGTCGGTAACATTGCCTACCCAGCCGCTTATTTTGTCTTTTATCCACCTCGTAGCGCCGCTTATGCCGTTCCAGATGCCCTCTACCATGTTTTTACCGAACCCTGCAAACGTACTGCCAATATTCTTAAATACGTCTGTTATTCCAGTAATTACATTTTTCATGCCCTCTACGGCTTTGTTCTTTACTTCTGTACCCCATGTAGCCACTTTGGAAATTGCACCAGAAATGCTGTTATAAATCTTTTGCGGTATTTCCTTAACAATCGTAACAATGCCCGTTACCATGGCATTCATTACCTCTTTGGCTTTCGTAAGCATATTGTTGCCCCACGTAGCCACTTTGGTAACTGCCCCTACTATGCTGTTCCAGATTTTCTGCGGCAATTCCTTAACAATCGTAATAACGCCTGTTACCATGGCGTTCATTACCTCTTTGGCTTTCGTAAGCATATTGTTACCCCACGTAGCCACTCTGGTTACTGCGCTTACTATACTGTTCCAGATTTTAGCAGGCGTTTCTTTCACAATCGTTACAATGTTCGTAAGCATTGTGTTCATTACTTCTTTGGCTTTGGTCTGCATATTTGCGCCCCACGTAGCCACTCTGGTTACTGCGCTTACTATACTGTTCCAGATTTTCTGCGGCAGCTCCTTAACAATATCTATAACTTTCGTTACAAAACCTGTTATAACTGTGCCGCCTTTTTCCTGCATATTTGCGCCCCACTCTGCTATTTTCTCAACGCCCGCAGCGATTGCCTGCGGTATCAGAGTAGGTAGCTCTTTTATTTTATTTATGATTGTCGTTACCAGCTTGCCTGCCGCCGTCAAAATCTTAGGCAGCCCCGTAATCAGTCCTGTTACAATGGCTGCTATAATCTGCGGTATGGCTGCGATTAAAAGCGGTATTGCATCTATGATGCCGTCAATCAATGCAACTATAATATCGCCCGCACTTTCGATAATAAGCGGTATGCCCTCAACCAGTGCATTTATGATAGCCGTTATGATTTCCGGCAGTGCCTCAATCAGTACGGGCAGCGCTGCTACCAGCCCCTGTGCCAGCCCCGTAAGCAGCTGTAATGCTGCTGTAATCAGCAACGGTATATTTTCTATCAGCATGGTTACAATGTTCGTAACCACCGTTACGATTGTTGGCAGCAATGTAGGTAACGCTTGTGCGATACCTTGCGCCAATTCCGTAATAATCTGTACGCCTGCCTCTAAAAGCTGCGGTAATATAGTAAGCAGCGTATCTATGATTGTCGGTATAATCTGCCCGATTATGCTTATCATTTCCGGCAGCATTCCAACCAGCGTATTAAGCAAGTCCTGTACGCCGCTCATTAAAGGCGGTAATAACTCCTGTATAACCTGTGGTATATACGTTGCAAGCTGCTCTACGATTTCTCCCAGTCCGCTTACCAGCCTCGGCACTGTTTCTATTACCCTCGGTGCTATATTCCCTACCACTGTTACAATACTGTCTACCAGATTGCTTGTAAGCTGTGAGAAATTCGCCTCGCTGTCTGCCATTCCAGCTACCCAGTTGTCCCACGCTGAACTCATAGAACTAACCGAACCCTCTATTGTTGTACTTGCCTCTTTTGCCGTTGTCCCTGTTATGCCCATTTCCGTCTGTACGACGTGAATAGCGTCTACAACGTCTGAATATGATGAAATATCATACTTAATGCCGGATAGCTTGCTTGCATCATCAAGCAGTCGCTGCATTTCCTCTTTTGTACCGCCATATCCCAGTTTTAAGTTATCCAGCATGGTATAATTCTGCTTTGCAAAACCGTTATAGGCGTTCTGTATAAGCGATATATCAGTACCCATTTTATTTGCATTGTCTGACATATCCGTAATTGCCACGTTTGCCTTTTCTGCTGCCGCTGCCGTGTCATTATTCATACTGGCAAGCAGCGACGCTGAAAAGCTGGTAACTGTTTCCATGTACTCATTTGCAGACATTCCAGCTGTTTTATATGCGTCGTTTGCATAACCAACAACCGTATCAGACGACGTTTTGAAAAGAGTTTCTACACCGCCTACAAGCTGTTCCTGTGCTGCGTATCCCTCTATCGCTTTTGTGGTAAGCGCTCCTATGGCTGTTGCCGCTCCCGCAACTGCTGCCGCCGTCGCCGCTGCTGCTGCTTTAAGCGCTGTACCCATTCCGCTTAGCACGCTTGTAAATCCAGAAAATTTTCCCTTTGCGTCGTCTGCCTGTTCCCCGCTGTCTTTTATTTCCTTTCCCATTTCGTCAGCGGCTTTTTCTGCTTTTTCCATTTCGTCAGTCGTTTTGCCTAATTCCTGCTCTGTCTTTACAAGCGCTGCTTTCTGGTAATTTAACTGGGTTTCAAGTTTTTTACTTTCTTCGCTATTGTCTCCTGTTGCCTTGCGGCATTTTTCTAAAGCCGCCTCGGTTTCTTTTACCTTTTTTGCCTGCTCGTCGTATGTTTTCTGTAGTACCGCCTGCTTTGCTTTCAGCGCATCTACGCTGCTTGCATTGTCCTTATATTCAGCCGTTACAAGTTTCATTTCAGAATTAAGCACTTTAAGGGTGCTGTTAATTTCCTTGCAGGCTGCTTTATACTCTGCCTCTCCGTCAAAACTTAACCTTGTTTTGACGTTCTGCGTCTTATCTGCCATAATTAAAAGCCCCCTAACGCTATGTCTATATCGTCCATGTTTTCTGTAGCTGCTGGTGTTCCCGCCTGTTCCTGTCGGAAAATGTGCGGGTTATATTCCTTGTGATATTTAAACAGTGTCGTTATCTGGTATGGTGTTTTTCTCCACGCCTCACGTTCCCTGTATCTCAAAAGCACTACTGCAATATACAAAAGCCGTGCAGTATCTAATTTTCCTGCACGGCTGCCCTGTTTCCCTCTTCTGTTGTTTCTTCTCCGTCGTTTTCGTTCTCTGTGTCGCTGTTGTCTCCCGCAGTTCCTCTGTAGAACGATTTAAAAATAGCGCTCTGTACTTCCTGCAAATTTCCTGCGTGTATCAGTCTGCCTACCCTCTTCTCTTCAAGCAGCTGGGCGTTTTCGTCCTCTGCTAAAAGTGCCTCGTTAATAAGCAGCGTAAGTAACCACCTTGTATCTTTAAAAAGGTTTGGGTTATCTTTATTGAATACCTCACTTAATTTGTCGTAGCCCCCAAACTTTTCCTGTACTTCGTCTAATGCGTTCAGCGAAAAAAGTAAACCATATTCTTTGCCGTTCAGCTCTACGGGAAAAGCCCCGCTCTTTAATGCTCCCATGATATAAAATTAAGGCGCAGCCCATGCTACGCCTCTCTCCTTTCCTGTTTTATACACTTTCCATTGCTGCTGCCTTTTCCGGCACTGCTGTAAACCACGTTTTAGCCGCTGCGCTTTCCTCTGTTCCCACAAAGTCTGCTTTCCACAAGTTATCTTTCTTTCTTGTTGTAAAAGATGCCTCAATGTCCGGCGTGTTAAACTTGATACTCTCGCCCTTTGTTTCGTACTTTTCAGACGGTACTTTAAATTTTGCTTTAAGCAGCCATACGTAACGGTATTTACCACCCGTTTTCTTAGC